ACGGCGGCGGGATAGGCTTGCTTGATGTTTCTTATTTGCCTTTCTATTGATTGCTTTGCTCTACTAATACGGCAATAACCATAAACCATGAATACACAACCTTTCTCTCTTGTTGTATTTCTAACCATCGTTTGATTTACTACAATTATTCTAACAGCTTTACATAGCTTTGTCAACCACTTTTACCACTAAATCTAAATACATCAGATTTACTACTTACTTTTAATTTGTTCTATTGACAAGTTATTGAGTATAGTCTATAATTTAATCATAACATTTAACAAAGGAGTGTTTCTAATGGCTAAAAGTAATCTTAATCCTTTAACTGATACACCAAATAGCCTTACACCTATTACAAAAGATTTCATGCTTGGCTACATAAGAGCAAAGGCAACAGAAGAAGAAAAAGAATGGTTTAAGAAACTCTGTAATAGTAATATCGTGAAGAAGAAAAACAATCTTACCGGAAAAGAAACTAATACAGTAAATATTAAAGTTGTACGCCGTGAATTTGCAAAGAAGTATTTTCCGCACTTGTTGAAAGCTGAAAAGAAAGGAACTTCTTTTCTTGACCTTGTGAATGAACTCTAAAACAATAGAGGGAGTGAGAAAGCTAATAGCCCTCACTCCCTCTATTTAATCTTTTCTTCTTACTGTCTTTTTTGTACCACTTCTTGTAATATTCTCTAACGGGTTGTATTCTACAAATCTTTCTCTTGCTGTATCTGCATAAATGTTCATGTAGTGTTCACTCATAGCAAGAGTAGAATGGCCTAATATCTTTGAAAGCTGAACCACATCGCCACCATTTAAAAACCACTCTCTTGCAAATGTATGGCGTAAACCATGAATATTAGATTTATTTACACCTCTGCTACTTGTATATTTTCTGTAACCTTGTGTTAATGATGGTTTAGATAATCTCTCTCCGCTTACATTACAGAATAAGTAATCATCTTCCTCTACATCATAACGCCACATATTGATATAATCTGTAAGTGATTTTACTAACTGTGGCGGGAGATTAGCTGTCTGTAATCTCTTATTCTTTGTATGCTGATAAAATACTTTTCCGTCTTTTAAGTTAATATCTTTCATTCGTATATCTACAAGTGTTCCTAATCTTGCACCAGTACCAACTACAAAGCAACAAATAGCCCATGTTCTCCACTCTGTAAACTTTGCCTTTTTGTCTGGGTTCTTTAGTAATGCCTTTACTTCTTCCACGGTGTAGTCTTTCGGCATTTCCTCTTGTACTTTAATAAGTTTAATTCTAAAGCGATCTATATACTTCCTTTCTTCTGCCATACACCAATACATGAAAGCCCGCATATCACTTAAATTGTGGTTTATTGTTGCGGGGCGTAATCCTTCATCTTTCATGGCATTAGTCCATTCAATAAACATGGAGCTAATAATATTTCCTGTTTCTTCTGCCTCTTCTCCAAAGTATTCCATAAACTTCTTATAGCTTGCTCTGTAAGATTGCAAAGTTTCTTCTACTCTTCCTAAAGCCTTGCGCTCTTCTATAAACTCTTCAAAGAGGGGCTTTAGATACTGGTTATTAACTTCATCCCTTGACAGTTTAGGCTTAATCCGGCTCTTTCCTCTCCCCATACTGTTCACCTCAAAGATTTTTAATCAAATAAAAATTATAGGTCGATTTTATCATCTGTATTTTGTACTGTCAAGAAATAATCAAATTATATATTTTTAAAATAAAAAAACCTTGAAAGCCTTTATTTACAGTGCTTTCAAGGTTTTTTATCTTGATTTATTTTCTTCCGAACGGCTATTTTGATTTGCAATCCATCTATATTGTATGGCCGTATCTCCATCTGTTCCAGACGCACGCCCTGTGTGGTAAATCATGTTGTCCGTTCCGCCATTGTTCAATGGAGCAGAGCGTCCAGAAGTATAGCCTAGGCCAATGGTATTCTGACTATCCCAGTCTGCAAATTCAACTAAGTAAAGTAACCATGCAGCGCACCATGTCATATAATCATATCCATCCCAGCCCGTACCTTTTGCCCGAGAGTTTGTGCGGATGGTTGGCCTTGTTGCACCACGTAAAGGTTGTATACCTGAAATGGACTTATATCCTGGAGTTGTATTATACCTTCCGATGTACGTCCCGCTGCCAGGGTGCCTCTCAAACCCTTCAAGTGGCATTGAAGATATATAGAAAAATCGGATACTTCCGGCGTCCGATACGCGGTAATAAAATTTAGGAATCCATACCAACGTTTCATGTTCTGTGCGGGAAAATCCAGGCTCTCCCCGTTTGTAAATTTCTGTTCCATTTCCATCAAGGTTACATTCATAAATTTCTGACCAAGGCGCAATCCGGTCAAATGGGGAAGTTCCGCCTATTATCCCAATTGCGGGAGAGGGGTCTTCAGTCACATTAGTTGTAACATAGCTGTATGGATCATTATTGATAGTCAAGCGGGTCAGTTTAGTTGATGGGTTTGCCATATCCCAAGACACACCACACACAGCTCCGCTGGAAAGTGTGACAATATATTGCCGTACTGTAGAGATAGCCACTTGGTCGGTTACCTTTTCTCCATCAAGTGTGGCTGATATATCCCAAGTTCCAAATAAGGGAATATCTACGGTGACCGCTCCATTTTCGTTTGTCTGTAACGTCAGTTTTGTTTCAGCTTTCTGAATGACTACATCGATGTTTGGAGAAGATGGGGCTGTATATATGATAAGTTGTGGCTTCATAGCGGTAGGTTTCACTACTGGGGTGTAAATCGCCCCGTTGTAAATTTGGGTTGCATTATCCTCTTCAACAGACACCTTTGCAGATATCGAATTTCCTTGAATGGATATACCATCTCCAGCAGTATAGGAAGTAATTCCCGTAGAATTTTGTGTATAATCAAAGATAGGCATTGTTTTTACCTCCTACTCATGCGCCTTTTGGAGCCCGATACTCAATCCTACAGCTTGTCCCAACGGTTGGACTATCGTTTGTTAAAAAATATCCTATTCCAGCATCTGTATCATCGTTCCAGTCTCCACCAGTGACAGACATGTAGATTGACTCAGAAGCATTGCGAATATTTGCACGATCCGGGATATAAGTACTAGAACTGCCTCCAGACTGATCAGGTAAAATGCACCAATTGTAGGTATCTATCACGTTTAGTCGGGTAATGTAGCCGGAATTGGAACTAAAAGGCCCAAGGTCAATGTAGTCGGTTGGAATCGAGCCACCATATTTAGTAGGGTCAAGGCAGATATACATATTGCCATTCAGTTTGTTGACCCCATCTGTCAACTGGCGATAACTCCCCCACAGTTCCTCTATTCCGCGATACTGCATTGGGCTGCTTGAAGTGGACGCTGTTTTTTTGCCTGTGTGGTATATCATATCATCGGTAGCTCCATTCGGCGCACCAGCAGAAGCATTTACTTGTCCGGGTCCTATCAAAGCCTGACTTCTCCAATCTGCAAATTCAACAGCATATAAGAGAAATATGGCACACCAAGTAGAGTAATCAAATATTTGCCAACCACTACCTTTTTTGGTGGCATACGAACGAGCGTAATCGGCATTAAAGGAGCTCCCGTAACTTGGTGTTCCACCCGATTTAGACGTAAATACTCCGTTTTCAATTTTGACTCGGTATCGAGCCACATACGTGTTACTACCCGGATGAAGTTCAAATCCTGAAATTTTATTGTCGGCAATATAGAAGTAAATCATATCTTCTGAAGAAATGATTTTGTAATAGAAAGGTGGAATATAAACCATGGTATCATTGGCGGTCCGAGTAAATAATGGGTTATCCTGGTCAATAATATCTCTATCTACAATGTTGACTTCTTTCATTCCCATCCATGGAAGATAGTTATCAAATGGGGAACTTCCGCCTCCTGTTCCTACCGCCGGGGATGGTTCTGATGATACCGTATTATTCACGTACCCATTTGGATCATTTTCCGAAGTAAGGCGTTTCATTTCCGGGCTAGAATTGGACATGTCCCACACAACGCCAAAAATAGTAGCCGGAAATAAAGATAAGCCGACAGAATACATGTCCGCGTGTGTAACATAAATCGTTTCTACATTCGTGATGTCCCCATAGGTCGCTTGTACGGCCCAAGGCCCAAATGCGCTTACTTCTAGGGTTGCAATCCCGTCAGCATTTGTCGTACCAGAAACTACAGTTTCTCCCTGTGTGGCTGTGACAGATATTCCGAATAAATTTTCCGCTCGCACGGTTACTTCGATCAATGGGAACGTTTTACCCTCAAACGGTATGTATGTGTAAATCCCATTTTTGCTGATGCTCGTAGCATTGTCACAGCTATTTATGGCCCTGATGGATACAGCCTCATTGGTGATGGAGACTCCGTTTCCAGGCACAAGTTTGTTTCCGCCGATATTGGGAGTTACATCGAATACAGCCACTTTTACGCCTCCCATGCCATTGTAGGAAAGATTAGGGCATTATAGTTTAGATCAATATCCGGTTTACTCTGGGCTGTGTAGGTTAGCGAGTTGTCTCCTTGTGCACTCCACTTTACCCCGGAATTGGCGGCATTAGTTGCATCCGTTGGCGTTGCAGGGCCTGTTACCGCCGAATTGTCCTTTGTAATACCAGCAACCGTCGCTGTTTGTGTATAAGGCGCGCTTTCGCCTGCCCAACCTGTGGAAGTCAGGGTAAAGGGTACGGCATCGGTAGAGGCGGCGGAGCCCCCGCTGCTTCCGTCCCGCCCTCTTGGTATGGTAAAATCGAATACAGCGTCGCTGGAGGTTCCGCTGTTGGTCACCTGTGCGGCTGTTCCAGGATCTCCGGTGGTCACGGTACCAATCTTGATTGTTGCAGCTTTTCCATCAGCACCAGCAGGGCCTTGAACGCCTGCCTCTCCTTTTGGACCCTGTGCACCAACCGCACCCTGCGGACCAGCCGGGCCCTGAGCTCCAGCTGTACCGGATGGCCCCTGTTCGCCCCGTGGACCTGCGGGGCCGGTCGGGCCCGGTTCTCCCTGTGCGCCTTGTGGGCCGGTCGGGCCAGCGGGGCCAGCGGGGCCCTGTTCACCCTGCGGCCCCTGCTCTCCTGGGTCGCCCTTGGGGCCCTGGATGCCTTCCGTGGTACTCAGGTCATAGAAGAACTCATAGGCAGATGCCCCTTTGGCGTAGATGTATCCGCCCTGTTCGCCGCCGGTCTGGGTGGAGATCCCCACAAGAGAGCCCTGCGGCAGACCATCGGTGGCATAACCCTCGTTCATGGCGGAAACGGTATCATATATCTTCTGAATGAGGAACGGATTTCCTTGGTCTCCCTTGGGACCCTGGATGCCTTGCGGGCCTTGCGGGCCGACACTACCGGCAGGACCCTGTGGTCCTTGTGGCCCCTCGGGCCCCGTGGCTCCCCGTTCTCCCTGGACACCTTGCGGGCCTTCCGGTCCCTGTACACCGGGCTCGCCCTGTGGTCCTGTGGAACCAGTTGGGCCAGCAGGCCCGGCAGGCCCTTCCACGCCCTGCTCGCCTTGAACGCCCTGCGGTCCGGCAGGTCCGGTCGCTCCAGGGGCGCCCTGGTCTCCCTTCGGGCCCGTGTCGCCCTTCGGGATGCCGAAGTTAAAGGTCACGTTGGTATTGGAACCGCTCTTTTCAACGGTGGCCTCGCTCCCCGCTGGAAGCGTCTCCACGGTGGCGTTGATGTTCGGGACTACCATGGAGCCGCCGCCGGAGCCGGAACCGCCGCCGACGACCATTGCGCCAACAATTCCGTCTTTAATGGACATTTTTGATTCGCCCCCTATCTCACTTGACCCATTCCAGGTTGCCGTTGAGAATGTAGGTCACACGACCGATTCCGCTTCCGTCCGCGCTCTCGGCGCAGAACGCCTGAGAGCCGATGCCGCAGTTGGTGGGCAGCTCAGCAGAGTCTTCCTCGCTGTCTAGCACGAAGGTGGACGTGAACGGGTCGGTGCCAATCAGATGAAATGCCATGACCATGACCTCCTTGTTCAGAAAAGATTGATGGAAGGGCTGAAATTTACCACGCCGCGGTAGGTACAGGCTTGCTCATACCGGCGGAGTTCCTGATTAAGCGTATCTTCCTCACTCCGCCGCTTTTCCTCCTGCGCTCGTGTCCAGTTGGCTTCGTTAGGTGGGGCAAAGGATTTGTCACTCACTTTAGCTGACCGCGCTAGCCAGTTCCCGGTGAAGCGGTACTCCCATACCATGTGGAAGCACAAGCCCAGGATGCGCTTCATATCCGGGGAGAGCGTTTTTTGGAACACTCCGTCCCGATACAGGTCGATGATGAACTCTGTGCCAGATATCAGCCCAGCAGGGAAAGTCACCTTCCCCGTCTGAGGGTCGTAGGTTTCCATGGAATAGGGAGTGTCCACAGGATTTCCAAATTTATCTGTGCCCCGGATAACCACAGAACACAGTTCGTATCCAGGCTTGGCCTGGATGGTGATAGGCTCTGTAGTAGGTGTCTGCATTTCTCCAGGTGGTAGGATTTCAGCCGGTACAGCCCACTGTGTCTCCGAGAAAAAGGACGGGGTACGCTGGGATAGATAGGAGATGATTTCCGTTGGCCGATTGAATCGGGGGATTGCCGCTTGAAGATAGTAGGAGGCGGTATTGAGAAAGGCCGCCGGATTGATGTCGTATGCCTCCTGGTTTCTCACATCGTCTGTGAATAGGTTGCCATAGTTCAGGATGATGTCAGACCATTTTGTGGTCGCTCCCAGCGGCTCTACCGGGGCCAAAACTGTGTTCTGATAGGGAACGTCATCATAAAGAAGCGTTACCGTGACTTCTTCGGTGCCTGCCAGCGGGGGCACACCGAAGTAGTCCTCCCTCTGCGGGGCTGGTGCGGAGTGGAAATAACCTGTCGCTCCCGTCTCAAAACTCTGGACGCTGTTCAGGTGGAGGGGGTATGTCTGCCCATTCAAAGTTACGGACACGGCCTTATAAGCGGCTGTGTCGCCCTCATAATCAGGGTCCTTTTGGACAACCACCCCCACCCAAGGGATAGCGGTAAAATAGCCGTCCGGGAAAGCGGAGGCAGGGGAGAATGGGTCTGTACTGCCGCCCTGGGCCTCCACATCAGCGAGAAAGGCGGAGTATATAGGCTTGTTGTTGATGAAATAGGCGTGGATGCCTGTCAAAGGGGCCATATGATCCGCCTCCTGTCTGTGTTCTGCACTCCAGTTCATGTGCCGGAGCGCCAGCATATAAAGCGGGGATTTTATGCGCTCCCCGCCGGGGCGCATCAGACCTTGTTCAGGCTCTCCAGAATTGGCCGGAACATCCCCTTGGGGTCCTCGGACTTGGAGAGGTCGTTCAACGGCTCCACTTTTTCACGGGAAATGCGGTTGTCGCCCCTCTGATAGGAGGAGATGAAGTGGGTGGCGACCATCCGCTTGTGCTCGACGCACAGCTTGGAGAACAGCTCCTTTAGCCGCTCCAGCCCCACGTCCAGCAGCCGGTCGAACATTTGCATATCCAGCAGTTCGCCGTCCTTGTAGTCAACATTGTACCGCCGACGCTCATCCTCGTTCAGACCGTTCAGGACAATAAGCCGCCGCTGGTTCAGCAGCCCCCGGATTTCTGGTGTCATGAACTTTCCGCCAAACTCCTTGCGGGGGACCTCTACATAGCCTCCCACACCGTTTAAATAGCCGTAGTCCCCCAAGGACAGCACATTGGTAGGGGAGACGGCGGCGATGTAGGTCAGCTCCACAGTTTCTTCCGGCTTCGCCATGACCACGGTGGAGCCCGGATTCTTCTGCATGGCCTCGATTTGCTTCTGCATGGCCTCCAACTGCTTGGCAAGGGCTTCGTTCTGCTGGCGTAGCAGTTCTGTCTCTGTGGGCTGTGACTGCACGACGGTATCGGCAACAGGATTGGCCTCCATAGTTTCCGCCACAGTGTTTTTGATGTTTCTTACGCCTCTGGGCATTTTTAACGCCCCTTTCTGTCAAGATTTGAAGGGTGGGGAGGGCCCCGAAGGGCCGCTCCCCTATAGAAAAGGAGGAAATCAGGAAGGCATCTGAATGGCGGCGACCTTGCTGCCCATCACGATTTTGGTGTCCATGACGGCGGTACAGTCGATGTAAATGGAGTTGTCGCCGCTCTCGCGGGGCTCCATCTCAATGACCAGAGGAGAACCCTCGGCAAAGGCGGTGTAGACGGGGGCGTAGGCGCGGCCAATGCGCCCGGAGATGAGAATAAGGCCCTTCATGCCCAGCATCTCGCCGGTGGTATTCACGGTGCCGGGCACCATGGCTGGGTCCACATCAAACAGAGGCACACCGCCCACCACGGACAGGAAACCGTTGCGCATCCACTCCTCGCCCAGGCCATAGGTTAGGGCGGCATCGGAGGGAGTGCCCAACGGGAGGACCTTTTGGAGGTCGCGGTAATCGCCAAAGGCCATCAGTTGGTTCCGGGGGATACCGTTTGCAGTGGAGGTCGCCACAATAGCCTCTGCCCAGTTCTGGGAGTTGTAGGTGTCGAAGGTCAGGTAGTCGGGGATGTAGGGGCTGTTGTCAGCCAGGGTCATAATGGCCCCGATGTAGTTCGCCATGATGCGGGAGTACATACCGCCCATGATGGCGTTATAGTACCAGCCGATGTCCACATCGTTGCCCACCATCTGGTACCACTTGATGACAGCCCGGCAGGTGTAGGGCCGGGGATTCAGAGTGATGGTGTCATCGTAGAGGTAGTTCATGGTGGTGGAGCGAGAAGCGCCCCAGCTGGAATCCTCGAACAGGAAGATGTCGTTGCTGTGAACGGTAATCTCCTTCGTCTGGCCCAGGGGCACAGTGGTAGTCTCCATTAGGAGGCCGCCCATGTTAGAGATTGTGTAGGGCAGCAAGGGTGTGATGATCTCCCTGGAAATACCGGCCAGTGTGGCGAGGAAGTTCCGGTCTCGTAACAGACCAAGGTCGTTCTGAACCTGGGCGAAGTCCTCGGGGGCGGGCTTGCCCTGCACAGCATAAGCCTGGGCGGCGCAGAACATCAGCAGGTTCTTTTTGTGCCCGGAGGACAGGTTAGTGTAGGCAATATCGTCAATGCGAGTCTTGTACTCGCTTTTGTTGCGAACCTTGTTGGAGAGACGCCCGTTGTACTCCATGGTCACCAGCCGGCCGGTGGCGATCAGTTCGTTGCGGGAGATGCGGCCCATCTTGGTATCCGCTGTATTGACCTTGAAATTGTCAAGGGAAATGCTGTTCAGTTTCAGAGACATTTATGCTTCAGCTCCTTTCTCAGTCCGCACCAGCCACGGTGACGGTCACGGCGTAGCTGATGGAGGTGTGGCTGCCCTCGTTGACAGTGATGGTGAAGTTCTTGCTGCCGCCGGCAGTAGCCACATTGGTGGTGTCCACCGTGATGGTCTGGGTGGTGCTGCCGTCGCTTCCTAGGGTCACGTTGCTCTGGTTCGTGCCACTCTTGGCGAGGGTTTGCCCGGAGGTCTTAGTCGCCGTGATAACCACGCTGTCGGTGCTGTTCTTCACGTTCACAGTAACGGTCTTGGTCGCCCCACCTCCGTTGATGGTATTTGAACCATCGGGGGATGGAGTAGTGAGAGCAAAGGTCACATCAGCAGTAGGGGCTACAGGGGCCGATGTTCCTGCGATACCGTTGAAGTGGGCGATGACCCGGTACGCCTTACCCCAGTTGCGTGTTCCGACGGTTGGATAGACCTCGCCCACGATCTCGAACCAGTACCCGGTGTTGGCATCTGGTGCGGAGGCCCCAGCGACCAGCAGACCGTTGGAGACTGTGGCGTACTTGGTCGTCTGGAGGTCGGTTGGGGCAGTAGAGAAGTTGCCAGAGCCGAACACATATTGCCAGCCAGGTACGATACGGCAGAAAGTACCCACTACATCGGCAGGCAGTTCAAGACCAGCAGTATTTGCTCCGACGCGCCAATTGTTTACGCCGTCACCCACCATGTTCACATCGTAGGAATCATAGGCAAACAGCTCCAGGATTTCTCCGTTGGTGGTGTTGGAGCCGCTGACAGCTTTGTTAAAGATCCAAGTATTCCCATTCAAAATGCCGTTATAGCCGGAGGCGGGCATAAGCTGGAGTTTCGTCACCAGAAAACCGGAGGGGCAGATCTCGGGAGTGCCGGCGTCCTGGTACACACCGGCCAGATTCGCCATTGCATCATACTGGCGGTTGCCGTTTTTTAGTTCAAAAAAGGTATTGGCAATTCGAGCCATTCTGTATTGCTCCTTTCTCAGTCGGAAATGTTCTTGATGGCCTGGGACAGGAAGGCGTTGGAGTCGCCCCCGGCTGCATTGGTTGCCGATCCGCCGCCCTCCCAGACATAGCGCTTCTCCTGCGCGTTTGCCTTGGCTCTGGCGGCCTGCATGGAAAGTTCGCCGATTTTGCTCATCACGTCTGCGGTGGCCTTCTGGTCTCCGACCCACTCGCCTGCCTCGTTAAGCACGGTGTTGTAGCACCCGGCCTCCACAGCGTCCATGAGCTGTTTACGGGCATCTTCGCTCAGTTCCATGTGGCAGGCATCGGCCTCACTTATGGCTTTCTCAATGACTTCCTTGGCGGCCTTAATGCGTCGCTTGTCCTCGGCCTCGTTCATAGCCTTGACCTTTGCGTTCAGAGCCTCATTTTCCTTTTCAAGGTTGGAACACTTGGTCTCAGCGGATTCGGCCCGGTTGTTTGCGGCTTCCACAGATGCTGCCAGCATGGTGGTCACATCGACGGATACCTCAGTACCGTCCTCGAACTTGAAGGGGGCGGAGAGATTGGCATAGGTGATTCGCTCCGGGATAACGGTATCGTGGTCCTCGGCCTTACTGGCATAAGTGCAGGGGAGGCCGCTGGCATTGAGCATCAGGATATGGTCGCCATTTTCGCTCATGTCCAGGATGCGGTAGTCTTTGAACTTCTCCTGTACTTTTTTCAGCAGAGGGACATTGCTCATTCCGCTCAAAGTTTTCACTCCTTTATTGTTGTCTTGCGGCTTGTCCGTATGGTAGGACGCGGCCCGGAGTTGCATTTCCTTGAATTGGCTCTGCATAGCCTCCAGCGCCTTGATGTTCGCCCCAGGGACAGCCGGTGCAACGCCGTCGCCCAGGATGGTGACACCCAGTCCGTACCATTGGGAGTAGACCTCCCGGTCTGTCTCCCGGTGGGCCTTCGTCACGTTGGTCTCGGCGGATACAGACATGCGCCCCTGTCGTGCAATCTTGTCCACCAGCTCAGGATTATAGAAACGCCAGAGCTTTCCCCTGGCGATGGCCCACACTTCACCGTCCCGTTCCTCGGTCCATACGGCGTCGTCTGTGTCATAAATTATGCCGACAATGCGCTCTGCGGTTCCGTCTGTGAAGGAGTAATGGACTTGTCCGTCCATCCCCCTGCTCTCAGTCATGTTGTGGCCGTCTCCGATACGTCCGCCAGGAAGATAGGCGCACAGGATGGGGGTGCCCCGGAAGGTATTGGCGTAGCGGCCAATGTTCCGGTAGTCCCAGCCATTCTCATTGAGGCCGGAGCGCATAATTTCGATCCGCACGTCCCAATTCAGGTCGTTGTCCTGTTGAAGCACTCGGAGGGAACCCAGGCCGTCGAATGGGGCGGCGGACTTGGTCTTGATTGGCATTAAACATCGTCCTCCTCTCCGTTGTCCGGTAGGTCGTAGATGCTTTTAACCCACTTGTCGAAGCTGGACATACTCGAGCCGTTATCCCACATAGACCAGCTTTCCAGCAGTTTCTTCCGATCCTTGCTGTTCTCAATCTGGAGGCTTTCCACCTGCCGGGCCAGACCAGGGAAGTGCCCCTGACTCTGGCTGGGTACACCTCCCACCTCATTTTCCTTTCGGTCGGCCACGTTAATAAATCTCTGGAGGGCCTTGTCCACGTTATCGTTAAGCTCAATGCAGACACGGAACACTTCGTCCAGGCTATCCAGAAGTTCGTCCAGTTCAGGCACAGATGGGTATTCAATTTCAAGCCCCTGTTGCCGCATGATAGCGGAAAACTGGTCGATGTACTCCGGCTGCTTGTGTTCCATAGTGTGGAGGGAATCACTCAGATAGGCCATTCCATACCGGCCCCACACGATCTCCTTGATGGAGGCGTAATATTGCATTGCCGCCCAGTAGGCACGAATGACTTCCCGCATGGGGTCGCGCAGAGCGAAGAACTTCGGGTTTTCATAATTGAAAAACTCGCGCTTTTTCATCAAATTAACAACCCTCCTTTCGACCAAATTTTGTTTTCAAAGTGGATAACCATTCCAATTTGTTAGAATACTCTACTTTTTGGTGGGTGGTATAAACCTTAAAAATTCCGTTGTTCTCCTCAACCACAGCTACATTCCCACGTTCCAGTATGCGGCCAACTGCTTGAATTACTTCCTTTGGGATTTCATCCGCTCTAGTCCGCATCTTTCATATCCTCCGTTCCTTCGCTTGTGACATCTGCGATATCCATTTCCGGCCTCCCGCCCTGATCTGCGGCAGGGGAGGGAGGGAGCTGTCCTCCGTTCTTGGCAGTGTAGCTGGTTACAAGCGGCAGTCTCATGTCCAGCACTCCACTCTCCTTTACGGCGGCGCTCATGCTCAAGTCATCCAGCAGCGAGCGGCCCATTATGGCGTTGTAACGGTAAAGGTCTGGAAGAACACCCATAGACATGCTCTTTTGCATGTTGGCCCTTTCTTTCTCGTCGTTGTAGAGGTCTCCGAACATGTGGAATCTCCAGGTGTACCGGAGGTTCAGCGTAGAGTAGATGTAGTTCATCATCCGTTCAAACTGTTGGTAGACCCTTTGACAATATTTTGCCTCCAACTGAATGGAAATGTTTACCGTGCCAGCGCGTGGGTTGTCGTTAATGGGGATGAGACCTGCCAGACCGGATTTCTCGACGGCGTAGCCGTAGCCGTTGGTAGATATCTCCGTGGCGCTCGGCGCCTCAGCTAGTTGGTGGAGTTTTAGATTCTCCGCTGGAGCCATAAAGAAACCGATGCCGGAGGTGTTGTTCTGGGATAGCATATTGTACCAGAGGGTTTCGTACAGGATGCGCCCACCCTCAGATAGCTTTATCCCGTCGTCCTGCGGGGCGGCGCTGTCATTCCGGTAGGGTATTTCTCCGGTCATCACAGCAATCAGCGGGTTTTGCACCAACTCCAATTGGACCTGCTCATACTGAGCGATAGCAGACATGGAGAGATAAAGCCCTGTCATAGTGGAAGCGAGGTTTGGGTTTGTATCATCTATCTCGAAGCCCCAGACTTTGTCGATTGGAAGAGTCACCCAATAGGCCCACCGCCCGTTCTGGACGTATGCCTCCGGGTTCCCGACCAGATCCTTCATTTGAGCTAGTTTGTCTAAATTGACCCGCCAGCCCTTTGAGGCAAACACAGCGTTTCCGGGCGGCTCAATCACAGCGTCGAAGCTCTCAAGATAGGGGATAAACAGATCTCCAAACTGCCTCCAGTCAGTACCCGGTTGGAGGAAATAGAACATATCGAAGGAGACGGTATAGCCGGAAATGTTGTTGTAGCCGATGATTTTTAGCCAGTCTGGCGGGAGTTTCTGCATGAAAGCGTAGTTGACTTTGTTGTGGGACTTATCTACATCGTATCGGATGTAGTAAAACACTTTGCCCTCTTGGATTGCTTGCCCGGTAGCTTTGTGGGCGTTGGCTTTTGGGTCCAGTTTGTTGTTGAACTTCTCCAACAGGGCAGCTTCACGCCAGAACTCAGGCGTTTTGGCATCATCTTCGTCGGTGAATGCCGGGGCCGTATAATAGTTGTATGTCATCAGGTCGGTGTAGAGCTTCCTGATTTTTAGCATCGGATAAGCTGTAGCCTCCAATGCGTGATGGGTTCCTCTCAGCAGGGCTTCGTTTCCGCCTGGATTCTTGATAGCCTCACCAATGGCGTCCTTGCTATACTCGACGGGAAGGGTGTTAATTTGCTTGACCCGCTTATTCTGAATCCATGGGTTGTTATCCATTGCCCGGTCATAGGCCCGGAACAGGGCATCCATCGGCATATTGGAGAACTTCGCAGAAAGCACATTGATTTGCCGCAGGAGGTTCTGATAGATTGTCTGCACTTTTCGCTAAGCCTCCTTCAGCCGTACTTGCTCTTTCTCCAGCTCTTTTTCTAGGTCAGCCAGAAAGTTCAGAATACCTGCCTGGGCATCCGGGTCATTGTGCAGGGCTTCGCCTGCGATGATGATATTACAGGCGGCTACCCACTCCCGGTCAGGTGCGGGAAGCGATCTTGCGTTCCTGATGAGCGTACTCCCTCCCGGTTTCCGTTTGTTAGTATAGACAAGAAGATGATGGGGGGTGGCCCGGTGGAAGCGGTACTTTTCCGCAGCGTAATCGATGTGCTCTGCTGTTGGAGTCATTTGATAGATTCGGTATCGGTTCAACATACTCTTCCCCTTCTTCCAAGCACACGCGGCCTATACGACGCTACCCCCGATGCTGTGGCTGAGGCGCGGCGGGCGGCGGCTATCAGCGGTTCCCAATTTGTTTTCCGGCGGGCGGACTGGATGAGGTTCTTTCGTTCCAGAAGCTGTGCCACCCGCAGTGTGTATTTTGTCGCAGACCACATATCACGCTGGATGAACTTGGATACCCGGTCCTCCGACCAATTTGAGCCCCGGTATTTGATTTGCAGATTCTTGATTTGACGGACCATCTCATGGGCCTTGATATATGGAAGAACGATTTCTACGTCACTGGAGCTGTCCGTGATTTTGTGAGCTTTTTTATATGCCTCCAAACCGGCATAGTGGTCTGGAACGATCATCTGGACGTTGCCGTTTTCAAACTGCATCTTGGCGTATTTTATCATCTCACCGTCCGGATCGCTGTTCCCTGTTTCCCTGGCGCCGTTACTGGCTTTGACCGGGTAAATAACCGGAAGCGCACCGGGTAGCTCCAACTCTGGGTAGTCATGGTTCATGCAGCACAGCGTCACCCCGTCGCCCATATCCTTCATCAACTGCTCCGTAACAGACTTTCCGTACTGCTTATCGTCGATGGCGATGTAGGTCAGGAAATTGGACCCCGACATGGAAAATCGCGTCCACATCTGTTTGAGGTATTGTGCTTGTAGGCTGGCCTCCCTTGGCAGCATATCGTTAAGATATACCACCTGCTTCAGGAACACATCCTTCTTGGAGTCCTCCTTCTGAGCGGTCAATTTCGTTACTGCTATGGCGCATTTTGCGTGGTTCGCACCTTCCTCATGGGATACGTCGTAGCCGATGATATAAATGCAGTTCGGATTCCCGCAATGGCGCTCCTCCATGACCTTCAACACCTGGGACTTAGTAAGCGCCACATCTGAAATGACCGGGTCTTTTGTGTCTCCGGTGTAGACACTCTCGCACTCTCGTAGCCACTTCTCAGGAGTCATATTCTTTTTTAGGCCCCGAAAGTATTCAATGTCTCGGATACCTGACAGGACGGAGACTGTCCAGGGCACGTCTATGGCAAACGCGCTCTTCCCAGCCACCATGTCGGCCAGAATGTCGCACCGATACTTGAAGGCATCGTTTTGCTGGGAAGAAGCAGAAGTGATATAGTGCTTCTTGAAGTTGATATGATTTGGGTCAGGATAACCGTTCACTAGATGACGCAAGCGGTTTGTTGGGTCAACAACCGTCTGATAGCGATCATGGTCGAAGGGGTACTCGTCTTCCTGCCCGCACTCCTCACAGATGACTTGGTGGCAGTTATCGCCGCGCTTGGATGTTATGCGGAACTCGGAATTGGTATCGGTGATAAGGGTAAAATCACCCTTTGCAGATGTCTTGATAATGATTTGGCTGGTTAAGGCAGGATAGTTCTTCTGCACCTGCTCAAATGCTGAACGGGCCAGATCCGCAGCCTGATCCATGGTTGGGCCAAAGTAGCGAATACGCTCATGTGGCCAGCACAGCATTTCGGTTGATGCGCCGGATAGTTTTGTGTAGGTCTTGGAAAGGCCACGGGAACCAGTGATAAAGGTTTCTTTATACCGGGCATCTGCACGCCAGATAAGTGCTTGAATGAATTGTTGCTGGAAATCGGCCTCTGGGGATTGGCAGATGGCAAGCAGCCGATCAGGATACCAACGGAAGTAGGAGAGGAGCAGGCACCAGCTTTCAGAGTTCTTCTTGGAGTAGTCCACCGGTTTTGGTTCCCCGCGCTTTATCCATCTATGAAGTGTGGGGTTCCACCATTTACCGGCTGGCATTTTACTCAACTCCTCGGTTCTACTTTTTCTTTCCTTTTAGCTTTTTCTTTTCCAATTTCATGGGCGGGAGTCCCAGACATTTCAATGTGTCCAACTCTGCCTTGCTCATATCACTGTCGAACTCTCCGTATTGCGGTTCAAGCTGAAGTTCCAAGGGAAGCTCGTCCGATTCGGCTATGCCCATGTTCCGACGTGTACAGTTGACGATTTCTCGCAGGATGTAGTCCAGATAGTCGTGAGACATGGGATACTTGGCTTGATCTCCGCGAAGTTTTCCCAGAAGTTCATCATACCCTAGCAAATCTCCGTTTTTCATGTACCCAGCCCGTTCTAAGGCATCGCCCAGTGTGTCCAACTTAATGGGGGCCACCGGGGCTTCGTCGCGCTTCCGCATGAGGTTGTCTGCCATAAATTTGGAGCGGATGTCGTTCAGTTTGCGGGCGTCATCGTATTCTTTCCTCGCCATCGCTTTGGAGTAGTCAAGCTCAAGCTTACATATCTCTCGAAGATTGTGCTCCGTTTCTTCGTCAATGCCGTTCTCCATCAGACCCCCGGCCTTGATGGAGTAGAGCCGGTCGAGTTCCTTATAGTCCTCGGTTGTGTAGTCGCTCAATATGCCCCACTTGCGGCGCTGGGCCTTTGTACCAGGCAGCTTGGCAGAGGTTCCCTCCATGGTCGCTCCTGCTGCGAACTTTGTCCTGGCGTCGATTTTTCCGCCAAAGAGCACAGAGATGTCCGTCATACCATCCACAAACGCCGCCGGTTCGCCGTCGTCCTTGTATCTGTATTCGCTGGTTTCCAAGTTTTCTAGATACATGATCCAAGTGATCTCGTCGACGTCATATGCCCCGTTTGGCATACATTCTGGAATGAATGGGAGATTGTAGGCCGCGCAGCATAGGAAGTATGCAAAGGCGGGAGAGGTGTCCTCCGCAAAATCCTCGAACTGCTTCTGCTGGCAGTCACGGCAATAATGGACGAACCGCGTATCTTCGTACCAATCTGGGGAGGCTAGGACGCCTTCCTCCTCATTGAGGCCACACCCACAGTTGACGCAGTATATAGTTGCTATTTCCTGCTCCTGCCCATTGTTGTGCATTTCCGACACCCTGTTCCCTCCTCGCAAGAAAACAAAAAGAGGCCACTGTCAACTGCATTATACAGTCAACAGCGGCCCCAAATGGCCCCTCTATGCCATCAATTCGGCACAGGTATCTTATTATTTCTTATTTTACTGCTTTTCCACTCAAATTGCAACAACTTTTGTCGGGGGCCTGAATGTGTTCCAACTTTGTGCGTATGGACATCACCTTTATCTTATTATTCCACGCGGAGAGCTTCACTTCATTTCCTTTGGAAATGGCGCGTTCTATCACTTCAATGGATTGTTGTGAAAGTTTGTATTCTGCCATATTCCCTCCTATTTTGGCAGGTGTGGCCGGACTCGAACCGACGATTCGGCCAAAACCTCGTGCCTTGCCGCTTGGCTACACCCCTGTTTGGAGCTGGTGGACGGACTTGAACCCCCGACCGGTTGAATACAAATCAACTGCTCTACCAACTGAGCTACACCAGCATGGAGCACCAGAGAGGTGTCGAACCTCCAACCCCCGCACTACGAAAGCGGTGCGCTACCGATTGCGCTACTGGTGCTGGCCCGAGTGGTGGGACTCGAACCCACGGCCCCATGCTCCCAAAGCATGTGCGCTACCAACTGCGCTACACCCGGATACGGCGGGTTTCCCCGCCTAGTTGATGGACTTCTTTACTACACTGGACACAGATAGCCGAAGTACACGGTGGGCCGGGACAGTAACCTTCTCCCCGGAAGCCGGATTGTGCCCTTCATACTCCGGCATCATCTTGGAGCGGAAGGTGCCCAGATTGTTGACAGCCACATCCTCGCCCTTCTTGGCGCACTCGGTGATGATTTTCACCATCGTGTCCACAGCGGCCTTGGCATTGGCCTTCTTCAGATTGGTGCGGTCTGCGATCTCAGCAATTAGTTCAGAATACAGCATTCTTGCTCCTCCTTTTTTCTTTCCCGCCCCCGTCTCCTGCAACTGCGGGGCGGCAAATTTGAGCGGGTGAGGATTTGCACCTCACATATGGGCCTCACCAAAGCTCTACGCCCACGACTTCGCCGCTGTTGCTTTGTTCTTCACAGACGGTTGCCCTTCTTCACTGTCGGCGTCTACTATTGCTGGTAATCGCACCAGTTTTACCACAATTAGTGTCTGTTCCGCCAACGCTCAATGGTATGTAATCCGCTATGCGGTATCACATCACAATCATCAAGGCTGTATTACAATCAGCAACCTATTTCCGTTTCTGCTACTGACGCTTAGACACCGCTGGTCGGTCTACGTTGCCACACCTTTCCATCCTCACCTCACATACTCCATCCATAGGAACAGCCTTGATAATCACGGTACATCTCAACCCCTCCGCTGGTGTCGTCAGTCGGAACCGTTCATCTTTATAGGGCCGGGATCAGCCAAAAATAATTTCTTCACCTTGCCGCTTTCGCACAGCGCACAAGGAAGGCCCGTCTGCTTTTAACCTGTGGTGCCATACATCTGGTGCCACCGCCCGCCTCATGCGGCGAGGAGCGGCATATGGCGGACAGTAGGTTGTCCAGCCGCCCATTGGCATTTAATTTAATCGCGCAGTGCCTCTTTTGCTTTCCATCTGCGTTTGGAGCCGAGAGGCGATAATGAGCCGCCACACGTCCACGGCGTTGTCCATGGCCGCCGCTTCCGCTTCTGCTACTGCACTCGGCATATGTGTGCTTCCCGCTTAGATTGTCACGCCCTAGCCTTGGTGGCGACATCATGATTAGCCACTCGCAGGGTAGTTTTCAGCGGGATAGCACGGTTTTGACTCTCAAAGGTTGCCATTCCGCCCGGAGTCAGCCAGTTATGGCTACTGGCAGGCCGCTGGTGATTTCACTGGCAAGATACGCGACCCCGATTCGCCAGTATAGTGTCTCTCCACAGTCATAGGAACCTGCAAGATTTGAACTTGCGACCTCTACCCCTCTCGGTTAAGCGACGGATTCCGCCCCGCCCCAGGTTCCGCATGCCCCCGTCTATTCCGGGGTGTCAGCTCCGTGTACTTTGGAGCAAGTTTCTATAATTGGTTACCGCGAAAAGTGCGGGTCACCAAGCCCAGGGCCGGAATCGAACCGACATCTACTACACCAGATCACGGTGTCGCTCTCACCATTGAGCTACCGGGGCACGGGTGCCGCCCCTCACCTGGAGGGGGAATACAAGCGAGGAGCGGCAAAAAGGATGGGGGAGAAAGGAGTGGCCCGACCCAGCCTCGAACTGGGCAGCGGCCTTTACCGACGGGCCATACAGACGCAAAAAACGCACCCTTCCCACAACCTCTTAACGCCGGTTAACGATCGACGATAACGGTTGCGCGAACAGTGCGCAGGGCGGTTAGCTTCGGGTGTAGCCACCAAAACCTCTTATTTGTGTGAATTAATTCTACCACATAAAAGACAGAAAATCAAGTTCTTTGGTTTTAATACTGTCCTGGGAGGTTCCAGGATTAGGTGTCTCTCCCGTTATTGACATCCATAATACTCCATGATATCCTAGGATAAAATAAAAGAATCTAAAAAATATTTGGGTAATGCATGGGTAAAACTGGGCGATAGGTTGCGGAGCTATTGCGGCGCAATGGAAACAGAAAATATTTGGCAGACTGTAAATCTGTTGCGATTCGCTTCGGTGGTTCGAATCCACCCTCCTCCACCAAAAAATGTCTCGCCAGTCGGCGGGGCATTTTTTCACATCTGGGATCTCCAAATGGTGATACCGAACGAATGAAATAGAACTTATGTTCGATTGCGAGGCTATAATAACACCAAATGGAGATAACAGTCAAGGGCTTTTTTCTGGTTTCTGTTGCAAATGGTGATAAAATATGATAGGATAGCCCCAATAATGGGACAGGAGGGACGGACAGATGGAGCGGGAGAGCAGCCTTGGCGGCCGCCTGCGCCGCCTGATGGAGGAAGAGGGACTCAGCTATGAGCAGCTGGGGGAGCGCCTGGGGATGAACCCACAGACGCTGAACCGCTATGTGCTGGGCCAGCGGGAGCCGAAAATCGGCACGGCCTCCGCCCTGGCCGCCGCCCTGGGCGGGGCGCC